ACGAAGTGTACAATCGACTTTGATTTAGAATACGCAAATATTGTAAAATATTCGCAGGTCGAGAAGATATGAAAACGGAAACTTAAATGTTCTATTTTTTAATCAGCAAACAAGATGGCATTTCTAGAGAAATATCTGCAAGATAATGCAACTGGTGGACCGCATGGAACTCATTCGGTCTACTGGATTACATCTGAAGTATTTAATCAGTTGCCTATCAGAGCGTGGAAGTTTAATCGTCCGCCCGATGTAGATCGTATTACTGAAATAAATAGACATATGAACGAAACTAAACGCATGGATGGAATGATCTATCTTGCGTGTGTTGATAATGAACTTGTATGCTACGAATCAAATCATCGTCGTGAGGCTCTACGTGGGTTGGACGGAATGGAACCGCTACTTGTGGACATTATCTGGCGTGCAACAGACGAAGCTGTAAAGGAAGAGTTTCTACGCTTAAACAAAGCAGTATCTGTTCCGGAGCTATATATTGCTGAAGAGGCAGATGTAGTTATTACTGGAATTAAAGATGCAGTTGATAAGTTCTGTGAAAACTATGCATCACATAAAGTTGGATCTAATCGTCCGCAGAGACCTAATTTCAATCGCGATACAGTGATTGATGAATTCTATCGAATCATGAAAGAGAACCGAATTGGAATTGATGAGTTTGTAATTCGTCTCCAACGCCTCAATACTGAGATGGCTGGACGCGATAAGAGTAAACTCGCTCAAAAAGTTATCGATAAGTGTGAAAAATCAGGACTCTGGCTATTCGCATGGAGTTCTAAGTTGAATGCAAGTGAATTGGTATAAAAACGGAAACTAATTTGTTCTATTTTTTAATCAGCAAACAAGATGGCAACATCTACTAAAATTGTGGTTCACATATGGTGGACACCTTTAATGACATTTCACTTTGGTTCTGGAGAATTTGAAATACACAATGGACATTCTACTAAACCGTCTATCATACAAATTGAGAATTTTAAAGATCATATACAAGAACTTAAATTTAAGATTAAGCGCGAAAACAGAGGATTCTTTAATAATATTGAAATTAAATTTATAACATCTAAGACAGATATATTAATACAATTTGATGATGATGATGCATTAAAAGCTTGTGAAATATTTAGTAATGTTTATAAAATTGTAGGTCCAATCATTGATTCCAATAAGATAATTATAAAAACAGAAACTTAAAGACTGTAATCCTTTTTAACTAAAATGTCACGATTTGTTCAGATTGGAAAAAAGATGGTTGACATGGTGGGATTGCATGCCGTTTGGATTGGACCCGATCATTTGTGTAGGTCGCGCATCACATTATACTATCCTGATCGTCTTCAGACTAAAACGATCGAATATGATTATGATCAAATGGTAGAAGCTAATAAAGATGCAAAATTTCTGAAGGAATCGTTGAAACAATTTAAAATGAAAGTTTCTGAAACCAATGTCTAGAGTACATCAAAATGTACATATTTAGTTCGGTACTGCCACATTCTCAGACCACTTATAGAATTTCTACTCCACATATTTAACTTTGGAAGAACTGCTCCTGCTAGCATAGGTTTGGCAAGAACAAACTTCCGAACATATCGCACAAGCTTAGATTCAAGCGACAACACTTTTTTTCTTTTTTCGTTCGCTTGCCATTCATCTGCGTGCGAACGGATAAACTCTTGAATTGCCTGTTTCATGATCTTTTTAGTCTGAGTAAATTCAGAAGCTGCAGCTCTAACTTCTTTCTTAAGTCTACGAAACTCTTTATCATTTCTAACCTCGGCGTGTGCTTGTTCAATTAATCCAGCTTCTTCAATTGGATTACGATGTTTATTGCAAAGAATACATTCGTAGTTGGTTTGTTTCATGTACTTAATAACACATTTGGTATGATATGCGTGCTTACAATCCAAACGAACACATGTACGTGTCGATTCATTTGGATCATCATACTCTTCCATGTCCATATCAGCCATACAAACTGAACACTCTGGCATTTTATTTACTAAATTCATTCAATTTAAATAGGTTGATTTACTATTTGATTAACAAGTGGATGATTTTGCATCGCAAAAATCTTCGGCCATGCAAGATAGAGTCTAAAGCTTTGTTCGTGTTTAAACAAAGGAATTTCTGGATAACATGACAGTATATCATAAAATGCGTCTGCAATTGGATGCTGTTGGTGTTGACGCATTTGAGCGATAATATTAGTCAAAACTGCTCTGCGTTGTTCGTGAGATAGTTCACCGATTCGTTTGTAAAAGGTCTCCATTTATTTACATTCATTGCGAATATCCGTAAGCCAGTTAGCACATACTTCTGGCCACGTTTTGAACGAATAAGTTCTAGCCGCTGCACGACGCTCATCAAGCGTGTCGACTGTCTTCTGCATTGCATCTGCAATCATTTTGTGGTCAAATGTTGGACATTGAAACCCAATTGGCATTGATCCTGAAAAATACGAATGCCCAGACGATGGAATAAATTCTGCAACATCGGAAGTCAAAAATGCAGAATATGCTCCAACATCAGTTACAACTTGAGGAGCACCAGTATACAAATGCTCTAGTTGACAGAGACCAAACCCTTCTCCGTCGCTAGTGTTAATTCCAATATCTGTGATGTTATATATTTCATTAATTTTAGCATCAGACAGTGGAGTTGCTGCAGAATCGACAAGTATGAGTCGTTTACCGATTGTATCCAATGAAAGACCGCGCATTTCAAGTTCAGTATTATAAATACGAGTTATGTCATAATATGCACCGCCTTGAGTTGTAGCAGCAGTTACAATCATCAAAAAGTAAGGTTTGGTAATATCTCGTGAAATTAGTTCAACAAATGACATAATGCAAAGATCAAGTCGCTTTCGTTGAGAATTACGATTTGCATTCAAGAAAATAATAGCATCTGTTGGAATACCTGTAGACATGCGAAGACCACTACGTGTGTACTTATCAGCTCTTAAAAACACAGTGGAATCTACAGCATGTTCCATTACTGAAATTGTTGGAGCAGGTCCGTAGCTTGTATATTCTTTAACCCATGTATCTGAAAACATGTAAATACGATCAGCCGATTGATTAATCTTTTCAACAATGGGTTTCACAGTTCCTTTATATACAAGATCTAGATAGATCCAAAGCTTAAACGATGATTTATCTTTTTCATATTTCATCGTTTCAATAAATTTATAAACAATAAATGGATCATTATAGATCATAACGATATCGGGATTTACTGTATCAATATACTCGTTAATTTTATTAAATCCAAATCCTTCTTCACGAGGATCCTCATTTGCTGCAGCATCATATTGAATAATACCTTTGGGAGCAGTTCGAATTCCGGGACGAGATGGATGCCGTTGAAACCCAAAATGAAAAACTTTTACATTCGGAACGGTAGAAATCTGCTGAAGTAGATTTGTTACAACTTTAGCATAGCCGGTCATTTGATCAACATGAGTACTAATAAGTAAAAAACGCATTGTATTGGTATATTATACCGTTTTAGCTCTAAACATGAGTTACGTGGGCAATTCCGGGAGCATCATCACTTAGAATCCAACCAATTTTCTCCATAAGAAGCTTCTTGGTCTTACCCGTAACTCCAGAATGATTGTTCTTCTCTAGAACTAGTAGAAACCGAGCAACTCCATCAACTGGCTCTACCTCATAAACAAACATTACAATCCCAACATACAGCCATTGGCTATCAATCTTCTCGATTAGAATTGATCCAGGCGTAATCCAATCATCACGCTTAGCCTTCTTTTGACCAGCAAAGTACATAACACGCACAGTGTTAGTATCATTTACAACCAGATCATCATACGACTCGTTATAGTTGACAGAAAGTAGAGTGACAGACATTTTATTGAGAGTTATGTAACAAATACGTGACAAATCCGTTTTCAAACACTTTGTATAAATTCCCAGCGCAAATATTCGCAAATTTTTTTCCATATGAAATCATGTGCAATCAAACGATCACGTGACTTTAGTAAAGGGAAATACGCTTTGTACTCATCCAGTTCCAGCAGCTCGAAGAACTTGAACAAAATATACGAATAAGACAGAAAGTTAGTGCGGTCATCCGGACAGTACAGCAAAAAAGGCGCCTGGATTTCTTGAAACATCGTACGAATCTTTTCTTCAATTTCTGGCGTAATCGTTGGTGGAGGGTTTCCATTAAGTCTCGAAAGAATATGAGCGGCATGTTCGTAATACTTAGATTTATTTAGCTTCTTTAAAATGTCTCGTATTTCTTTTTCGGTCATTTGAGCAATGTTCTGAATACGGCGTTTCTTAATTTCACTGATGACTTCATGCATCACCTCATCTGGAATAATTGTAGATTCCTTTGCTTGAAACTGATTCAAAATTTCATTTAAGTGATTGATCTTTTTATACGCATAATTATTGCGTTCTTTAGGAGGATCGCGAAATGAAGGAAAATCAGATACTACCATAATGTATTCTTCTGATCCACATTTAGGGCATACAAGTACACCTTCTGATGTCAATTCTTCACGAGCAATATTACAGGACTCACAGTGTTCGGTAATAACCTGTTTCATTTCCGCAACTTCCATTCCTTTCAGTTTCATACGAGTAGCATATTCTTCAAAAAGTTGTTTTTTACTTTGACTACCAGTATCGCCGGCCGTACTTGTGACCAAATACTTTACGAATGTATTTTCATCCATACAAGACGTTGCTGCTTGTTTTGGTTTCTCTGTATTTCCGTAATATTGAAGCATAATGTCTGCATTTTTTACGTAATATTCTTCAACTGGATTTTTAGAATCTAATCTAAACCGTAATTCTTTTAATTCCGATTCTGCTTTAGACGATTTAACAACTTGTTCAATTGAACTTGATACAGTCATGTCCTCAACATGTTCTTCCAATTTTACACATTGTTCTTCAATTTCATTTGTATTTAATTTAGTATCTCGAATTGATGATATGATCGTAGAATGAATATGATCGAGCGTGCCCTGCGTTTTTATAGGCGACGATGAATCAGATGTCTTTTTTATACGGAAGATATTTTCCATCTTATTGTTTCACTAAAGTTTCACTCTTAAAATACTACTTCATTGCAAAAAATAAAAGGAGTGCCGCTGCAAGAACTGTTGGAATCATAGTTGTATCAAACTGATTTGTGAATGACTCTTTAGGTGCGGGCTTACACTTAGAAATATCAGTCTTGGTGCAAAGAGCTGGATCAAAATCAGGAGATAAGGATGTAGTCAAAAAATAAGAAGCACCCCCACTTGTTACATCGCATGTGTAACAGTCACAAGGAGGACTTCCATCTGCCGTCATAGCACTAAATAAATAATATGGATCAAGACCTTCAATGTCTTCCATGATTCCCGGAATTAATCCACGAAGATCATTTGATAGAAATGACAAATCTTGCAAACCTGCAGGTGGGCTACCGCCACCCGGAATGTTATTAATAAAATTGTATCGAGACTGTAGGGATCCGTCTATTGCTGTGCATGTACCACCTGTATTTATGAAAAAACGGTTTCCTAACGGAGGATCACCTGTGATCATTCCTTTCACATATGTTTCAACAGCTCCCAAGTTGGTACTAATTTGTCCAAATGTTCCATTTGAGCCAACACCCAAAGAACCAGGACCTGGAATATTATCCGAATAGCTGTAGGACGGACCCAACAGTTCCGTGCTTTCATTTTCTAAATTTGACCATATAGGATTGTTACCCAGATCTCCCATTACTTTTAATATAGTTTATAAGTTGTTCGCGAAAAACAGGATTTGTTAATGCACATGGTCTTTGTGCTAGAATCATTTTAGCAGTCGAATCAAAATCGTAACCAAATTTTTGAATACAATATAACAGTGTCAAAAATCCACTTCGATTAATTCCACACTGACAGTGAACAAATATAACTTTTGACTCTGGATCTGATAAAAATTTATTCATTGTGTCAGCAAACCGCGGATACCAACCGGTTATATCAACAGATATATTATCAACTGCATTAATGCATGTATATTTTGTAGGATTATGATCACGAAACCACTCCGGACTATCTGAATCTTGAGCACAGTTTACAACATGAGTTATATTGTGTTTTGCAATAAATGCAGGAGTTACCATAAATCCGGCGCCGAACATAATTGAAACGTGGACCTTAGCAGGAGGATCTTCCATCCATCCTCGAGAATGACGACGTAGAGCTTTCCAAGAATCATTCATACTTGATACTTTAAAAGACCCATATTGTCTAAAAACGGACTTCATTCTATTAAATCAAGAATAAAGCAATAAAATGTCGTTCGTTGTCGCTAATCGCGAGAAGCTGGATAGGCGTGGCTGCCACAATACACAGAGACTTAACACAAGCGAACATTTCGCAGTAATAACAAAAAGAGGTAAAGTGATTGCAGTAGCTAGAAATAAGGCAGGAAGTCGTTCGAGTGGTTGTGGTTGTAATGACCAAACACTGCATGCAGAATGCGCAGTTGTGAAGAGTCTTGGTGACATTTCACAACTTCGTGGTTGCGTGTTGACGGTATTTCGTTTGAACAAGAATGACCAAATTATGCAGTCTAAGCCTTGCCACGACTGTCAGGTATTCCTGACCAAGTGTATGGAAAAGTGGGGTCTTAGGCGTGTTGAATATTCGTAAAAACGGAACAAAAATACTTTTTAAATCAAATCTTAAGCAAAATGTCGGTGATCTTCGCCAATATTGATGGACTATGTGCAATATGCAATGTAAAAACAAACAGGTATTACAGATGGAATTTCCCTGTTATGCCATATACAGATCCATCAAACTATAGTTATAGCATCGTTCATAATTTTGAGAACCATGCTATGCTAAAAGTGATTTCTAGAGAGACAAATAGAATTGAAAAAATTGAAATAAGCCCACTTGATTACACAGGTACTGACTGGGTAGAGGACTGGGTATCTGGTGATCCACAGTAAATATATTTTTAAATTATACTACTTCCTAGAGTACCTACTACATATGCAATTGCTACAGCTGCTAAACCTAGAACAGCGGCACCCGTGTAAGAAACCGTACCACCTGTCGTGTACGTATGAGGAATGTACTGAAGTAAGAGACTGCGAGGAGTTGATAGGGAAATAATTGCAGCAGCTAGGAAAAATCCAAAGTACATCATTAGGCCACGAACTGCATAACGAATCGAATTAAATGTCGCATCGTGGTTATAGTTTGTTACCGCCGGCTTGTTCTGATTGCTAGTATTCACAGGAGCAATAAAAGGGTCAACGCCGCCCGTTACCATAGGCGCAAATGTAGTTGACTGAGGTAGACTCGGATTCTGAACAGGACCGCTTCCCAAAAGAGAACTTAAATCCGTAGCTCCACTATCTTGCATTTATTTAGAAGAGGGTATTTCGCATGTAGCATCTTGCGCAGTATATTGATAACATTTTCCATCAATAGACACAATTTCTTTAACAACATCTTCTACAGGTAAGGACAAGGTCTTTCTTTCTTGAATAGGCTTATGAAACAGCATAATGACGAGTCCCATACCGATTAAAAATGAAATAAACATCATACTCCGTTCATTGTGGAGAATTTTGATAACCTGCATCATTTGTTCTGAGACGCGATGAAATTAAGAGATGTTGTATTTTTTGTACACGGTACCTCCTTCGAAACAAATTTTACACACCCCGTACCCGTATAAAACTTTGATTTATCACCCGGAGTTGGTAGACTTTTATCAGGACGAACCGGTGGATAAAATACCGATACAATTAAAAATCCTACAAGCATTCCGGTAAACAACCACAATATAGATATCATCCCCCTTTATACCATCTCTGCTACTTTATCCATAATTCGAGTCATTGTCTCATCATGGTCGCCCGACCATGTAAGAAAGAAAGGTAAATGGCTAAATGGAGGTTTAACGCCATAGATCTCTCTGGGCATCCAATCTCCGAAGTTTACAATGATATCACCAATTTGAAATATACCTTCCCAACAGTAATCTAGCGGATCGCGATTCTCGTGATATGCCGGAGTATTTATAAGAACAATTTGCGGAATTGCATTTTTAACTACATGAATATGTACTTTGTCAGTTATTTTACAAGCGGTAAATCGCTCATAAAATTCAAATTTTGCATTTGTATTAGGTCCTCCAACAAGAATGATAACAGGTATTGGCATTTTATTATTTATATTAAGTTAGTTGATAAATTCGTTTTTATTCACTCATAATGATAAATGGACCAAAGTGTTCTAGAGAAGATTCAGGATCCTCGTGTGGAGAATCGCTATAATATGACGTCTACATCAGCACAGTATCCTCCTCCTGCACACGGTGGACGTATTCCTAACTTTAATGATGTTCACCAGTCTTATGGAATGACATCTAAGCCTTGGAAGGAAGGTCCGGCCATTGAGGGACATGATCCCCGTTCTGATCTTATTGGTCGCCAGCACAAAGCTACTCCTCTAAACACTGTATTTTTTAGCAAGGGAAATATTGATGTTTTGCAGGATAAAATTGCTGAACATGTTTGGCTAATGAGCAATAAACAGCATCGCATTGATCGCCAAAGTGACGATGATCTTCAAATCATTATGCGCAGTTATTACCTTATGTTTGGTCAGAATAATGATGCTCGTGTGGCTGAAGAGTTAGATGATCTAAACCGTCGCGTTATTGGATATGCTAGTGCAAAGATTTATTCGGAGCTAGAATTCTATCAGTTCTATCGTCGCGATATTGAGGATTTTGCTCCTCCGATTGCTGGTCCTATTAATACTCAAGTTTATGGTACGCGTACAGGCGAGCTCAAATCATTTTTTTAGAATACGTAATGGATCTTCGCGTATTTCATGACCGCATTTATGCTAAATATCAAAGTCAATTATATACATTTGAACCCACATGGGATTCATTTCGACCTATAGAAAAAGTTGGTTGGGATGGAAAACAGTATAGTATTGTTGACACAAAGTATAAAACAGATCTATTCGGTGAATTTTATGGATATGAATCATCCGAACAAAAGAAACTATGTCGTGAACTTGTTGAAACAACTGAGCTTGAGAATCTACCAGAAGTTACAGATCCTATTCAATTTTGGAAATGGTCAGGCGAAGTGGAAGCAAAGTGGTTCCGTGATAGACCTTGTGTATTTGCAAGTCCATGTGTGACCAAAGATTGGGTACGATACTTGAAATATTTGAACATTCGTCAAAAAACATTGCGTCAGTATCCACGAACACGAACAACAAAGCGTTTACTGCGAAAAGTTGTTCAAAAAGCCAAATGAAAGTGAATATTATATCAAACTTTCAGGCCAATACAGGTCTATCTCAAGATTCAAATATTTTGAGAGGAATTTTGACTGCAGTCTACGGAGATAATGTGCAGATATTTCGTATTCCATATGTATTTCCCCAGTGTCAAGAAGCGGATGTAAATATCTTTCTTGAAGTTGTAAATCCTTGTTTATTTGCATACGCGCGTCGTAATATTTGGATTCCTAATCAGGAATGGACATATAAAACGTGGATTCCCTACATGACCATGTTTGATGAAATTTGGGTAAAAACTACTGAGGCTCGCGAATGTTTCAATAAAGCATCTAATTACAAAGCAAACGTAAAATATATTGGCTGGTCGTCAATTGATAAGGGTTGGAATCCTACTACTGTAAAGAAGAACTATTCGAAAGCGATTGTGCCTGTGGGTAAAAATATCTTTCGCAACCCTAAACCTATTTTTCAGGCATATAAGCGCATGAAAGCAACTGTACCTTCAATCTATTCAAAGCTACCTGTTCTTCACGTGGTGTATTCATCTGCACATATTAATGTCTATTCCCCTCCTGAAATATCCGATAAGGTTATCCTTCGCGGAGAAGTTCTACCTCAGGATGAATATGATGAACTTCTGAAAGAATGTGGTTTATGTATTTGCCTATCTGCCGCTGAAGGATTTGGACACGCAGTTGTTGAGACAATGTCTGTTGGTTGTAATCTACTTCTATCGCCTATCAAACCTTTTACTGAAAACATTATCGGGGCAATACAGCCTGGTGTCTATTACGGAGAAGCTTCGGCGACTGTACAACAACCGGAACACATTGGATGCCTTGTTGATACTAGTGTGACTTCTATCATAGAAATGTTGGTCGAGTACATTGACGTATCTATCAGAACTAAGCAAGAAAACTCTGTATTTATTCGTGATTTGTATGAACATAACCATAAGGCATGGATTGATCGTATGAAGCTTGTACTTTCCGGGTCACTTGATGCATCTCTACCGGCATACACATTAAATGATGTATTCCCCAAAGAAGAGAACCTACCCGATGTTTCAATTTTGACGATTACCAAGAATCGTCGTGTATTTATGCCTCTGGCAAAGTATTCTTATATGATCCAATCGTACCCCGAAGATAAACTTGAGTGGGTAATTGTAGATGATGGAGATGATCCCATTGAAGATACACTTATTGGAGTACCAAATGTAAAGTATGTAAAATGTGATCCTGGTATGACGATTTCACAGAAGCGTAATCTTGCCGTTGAAAGCGCTATGTATGATATTATGGTTACAATGGACGATGACGATGTATATCCAAACAATAGTGTTCTACAGCGTGTAGCTATGATGCTAAAAGAACCCGTAAAGCAGTGTGGATTTTGTACAACAATCCCTTGCTACGATATTACTAAGTTTTCATCATTTATGAATGTTCCACCTATGACACTATCTATGTCCGAGCGTGTTTCCGAAGCTACTCTAGTTTTTACTCGTCAGTTCTGGAATGAAGGAAAGTTTGATGAAAAAGTTCATGTTGGAGAAGGTAACGCATTTATTCGCGGTCGCGAGCAAATGTGTAGAGAGCTTTCGCCTCAGGATGTGATTGTAAGTTTAATTCATCCAAAAAATACTTCATCTCGAAAGAC